TGTTGAACTCTTGTACATCGACGTGTCGGAAAGGCACAATCCATTCGAATCATATACATCGAACAATGGTGGTTGATTAACTGATGTTTTTTGTTGTGATTCTTTCCAATTTATCCCATCAAAATGATATGTCTTTCCTTGAGTGGTGTTGCCAACTTTAACCACCACTGTATCATTTATTGTCACGGTAGTGTCTTCACTCGGTGTTAACTTAACGTTAAGTACACCATTGCCTTCTAAGTCAACAAAACTAACATCATAAATTTTATTTCTAACATTATCATCTGAATCATTGGCAAATACAACACGTGCGCCATCACTGATGGCGGCGCCATCGATTGCGAATCCCGTCGACCCATTGATATTACTTAACGCATCATCTTCATTAAAATCAATTGATGTAATTGGAGTTTTACTCGCAGTGCCGAAGTTAAACAATTTGGTATTTGCATGAAATTCAATAATAGGACGGCTTGCTCTAAAGTCATTATTAAAAATAGCAACTGCATTGTTGTACTCTGCTGTTTTAGTAATAACGTCTTTGTGTACCCATCTATTACTTCTTGACCACGGATTTAAATCATTGCTTGCTCTATTAATCGTGATGAAGTCTAATTTTGTAGGTGAGTTTAAGTTACCGTCAAAATTAGTTGAATCAAACGTGTTGTAATCGAATGGTTCGGTCACACTAGTTGTGAATACCTCGGGGGTAATTAAATCAACCGATGCAATTAATTTTATTGCATCACCAACACCCTCAACGTAATATTCTTTATCTTGGTAAGAACTAGGATTAACATTTCCACGGAAAATTACCTTAAGCCCATTTGTAAAATCAACACCATTCGTACTTGTGTAATTCTTTTTTCCAACAATATCAGTATCTACATTCAGTATTATGGCACTTACTGAATCAACTAAGTTAATAATGCCAAATTTATCTGCATCAGTTGCATCCTGATAGTAAAGAACATCATGTGTGGCAGTAAGTAGAGGGATTTCTTGAAAGAATCCTACTGAATTCTTATAGAACGATTTATTACTATATGTGCTTCCGTATATAATATCAAACTTTTCAAGATTAGACACTGCCTTAATCTTATTTAATTTGATTACAGTTTCGTTATTGCTCGTTGTGTATGCAATTTGGTAAACACTGTATCTATCTACTTGGCTATCGATAAATGTTGTTTCTTCGAATGGTTCTGCTTCAAATGGTGCATCTTCATGCAAATCCAAATACTGCCAACCCAAATCTGCCGAGTTTCCTGCGGTTGTGTCTAAAAATACAATTGTCTTTCCTTCCAAATCAACAATACCATCAATATTTTTTAAGTTACTTAATAACATTCCATTAATTGCATCAAAGCGAGAAAATGTTGCTAGGTCAATTGCATCAATTTTTGTTAAGTCGTAATAAAATTGCTGATTAGTTACTTCAGGAACAGCAAATGTTACTGTGCCACCATCTTCGCCATTATTTAGAACTCCATGCACATCTCTGCTACTAATGTTAGGAGAATGTGAAAGTGTCCCCGATATACCTGGTTCAGTTTGTATAAAGAAATTATGACCTGGCTGATTAACTGAGAATGTGTATTCTCCACCACGAGCCAATGTAATTGTGGGATTTGTTCCCGATATACCACTTAAACTATATGAATTATCATTTCTAGAAATATCGAAATTATCTGTTAATAAAATATCAGTAGAACTAACATCAACACTATCAGGTCCACTAGGTAACCAATAATATTGACTATGATTTACAAATTTATCAAAATCAATCAGTGGTGACCAACTATAAATTGGGCTTGAAAATAATCGGTCATGCCTTGATATATCTGCACCCTTGGTTTTCAACGCGTCAATTATTTCAGGATATGTTATCGCACTATCAACATTGCCTTCATCATCATTGAATACAATCCCAGGTTCTAATTGGTAATTAGAACGTTCAGCGGTTGGTTCAATAACATAAGAATCACCGTTATCAATTCCCACCCCAAACTTTCTTCCAACGTACCCTTGGATTTGTTTTAATTTTGGTTGCTGAGTTAGTTGGTCTAATGTGGAACTTAAGAATTCTTTATTAGTATCAGTTTTGAATATTTCGGGTAATAAATCTACTGTTCTATTTCTTGCCATATTATACTATCCCGTTTAAATTATCGGATGTTAATGAACTAACAACATTTACGTTATCTACTGTGGTTGAGTTTACGAATATTTCATTTGGTAATGACCGTATTTCATACAAATCTCCAAATTTCTTATTAACGTCTGATGGCACTAGAACAACTGAACCAACTATATCGCCTAATTTGTTATGCAAGTATGCCGAAAGTTCAGAGAAATAGAAGGTGTCACCAAAGTCCCAATTATCAATAACAAAATAATCGTTCATTGTAGATACAACACGACTTTTTATCTCACTATCACTTACCAATGAATTTTGCACTTTAACTACTGAAATATTAGCACGCAACTCATTGCTTGCTTTGCTCCCAAACAGAGGTTTGAACTTTGCGCTGGTTAACACAATATTATCACTTAGCATTTTACTGTCTTGCAATGATTGATAAGAAGATGTCAATTCAGATATTGTCGGAATCGATGGTTCAGTTATAGTATTTGTAGTATCTTGTATATATTTTTTATACGCAGTGTGATACGCATCTGTTACCAAATAAATATCAATAATATTGGTAAGTCCCGGGTTAATTCTATTGGCGTCTGAAGTATTGTGTCGGTAATGGAATTGTAAGTCCTGTCTGCCACTCCTAACTGAAATATCACTAATCGGAACTAGTTCACACGGTGCATTATGCTTATACGTGTCGGTAACGCCACCACATACAGTAACACCAAAATCCAATTTTCTAAATTTATCATCTTCGGATGAGAAATAGAATAATTGTCCTTCGGGATAACTAGACAATACCAATGATGGGTTTGTAGCACTTGTGAATTCGGTATTCACTGTATTTCTCTCAAGTGGCATCTCTTTCTCTAAACCATCAGCATCAATCGTTGTTTGAAAAAATACTAAATCTGAAGTTTGGGAAATATCACTAAAGAAATCTGGATTGTCAGCAACACCATCATTGTCTAAATCGGTATAACTTATTTCAACTTTGAAATCATTAACAAACCCATCGGATTCAATTGGTTGTCCAATAATATCCATTTTGATATCATTACTCAGGGGAGAATTATTACTCGGTTGTGTGTTTGTTTTTAACACATTAACAAAATCATTTACAGTTTTTCCCGTTTTTGGGTCAAATATTTTATTATGTCCACTAAAGTGAAAACGAGTTTCGATAATACTAGAGAAAAAGTATTTCAATGCCCTAGTAACCACACTGTAAACATTATCTTTTGTGGTGAATTTTACAACCCAACTTGCATCAATTCCTGTGCCCGTAATGTCTTGGTTATTGTCTAATCTAAAGTCACTTGATTTATCCAAGTTAGAACTTGTAATAATATACCACGTCCCTGTAATATTATCATATCCTATACCGAAATCATTGTACAACTCTATCTGTTCCATCATCGCTTGTTCAAAGGCAAGTGGTAAGTCAGAATTAAATACATTGATGATTTCAATCGGAACTGCACCATTTGGAATGAAATTCGAAAGTGCTATTGGTCCAATGCCGTTAGTGTCATTGCCAATGCCAAAGTTCGTGCCTTCTAGTATGATTGAGTTAACGCCCGACCACACCGCAGTATTATCAGTGCTTAACAATTCATCTCGTTGCTTTAATCTATTGTTTTCATCGAAATAGTAAACACCATTGGCATCTGTGTCAGGAGTTCCAAATTTAATCAAAGCACCCGTTGTAATGTGCTTTCTATTATCAGAAACGTAACTGCCAACTTGTAATGGAGCACTTGATGTACTTTTAAAGTATCCTGTCGTTTCATTCGTTGACGTAGTACTTTGATTCCACTGTATATCAAGTGCTGTCAATGGACTTCTATTGAATTTATCATAATACAAATGCACGGTATTGCGTTCGGCAATCCTCGGCTCCACTTGGTTTCTAATTACCGTTTCAATATCATCCTTGTCATCAAAACTAAATGCGAATGATGTGCTAGTGTCGTTTTTAAATATCACACCATCACTATTGAATGAGTTAACACTCGAATACTTACCAGTAGGGTCAACTAAATCTAAATGACGGCTTGTACCAATATTACTTCTTACGATTGCTTTGCTTTTAATAATACTATTGAATGCAGTGTACGGGAAGTTATTATAATCTTCTCCATTAACCATTCTATTTTGTGTGTAGAATCTAGCAGGGGCATTTCGTTTAATATCATCCAAACTTTCTTTCGACGTTGCGTTACTAATGTTTTGAGTCAAACTTACCAAAAAAGTGGCTGTTTCTGCTCTACCATTTCTACTAATATAAGGAACTGTGAGATTGACACCAGAAATATCACCAGAATTAATAATATATTTCCTACCATTACTTAACCGAACAAATGCACGAAAGAAACCTGTTGGGATATCACCAAATACACCATCACCGAAGTTCATTGTGATTTGGTCATTTGCTCTACTAGTTGTACTAAAGAACTTACGCTTGTCTGATTCAGTTTGCTTGGTAATAGGGGCATAAATGTTTTCTACCTCCTCCCACTCATTTAATATGGTTCCATTGGTTTTATCCATCTCGTACAACCACACATCACTGTTATTAACCCCTTCGGTGTTAATATCCACATTTCTATTTGCAATTCTATCACTTACTGTGAAATCTTTATTTGTTAATGTTCCTTGTTTAAAATGGAAAAAGAATCCTGTATCAGTACTAGCAAAACCCAACTTATCATTTCTGTACAAAATGTTAAAATCACCATTGAGAACGGGCGATGGTTCATATACATTAGCATCATTGATAGTGGTGGCACTAACTGCTTCAAAATCCATAGTGGCACCGTTGACAGTTGCATTAAATGGAATCACAGGCATTAAATTACTAACTAAATTAACCGTGTACTCGTCAGTTGTAATGCCAAGAACATCGGTTGATTTACCAGGTTTTCCAAACTTTTGACTATCAACAAACATTGAGTTTAGTACTGTATTCATTTGGTCTTGCCAATCAATATTTGTAGTGTCGTTCCAACGTAATGTTACGTTTGATAAATTAGTGCCATTGAAATCAGTAATGTTTTCGGTTGTGCTTACTGAACTAACTTTTAAAAATCCACTTGCACATTCATTACGTTTAGGGGTATAACCTACTAAATCAGCAAGCCTAACCACACTATCTCTACGTTCGGCAGTATCTAAAAAGTTTTCACGTGTATTTAAGTCTTGGCGGTAACTAATCGCTTGACCCATGAACGCCATTGTGTCCAATAATGCAATGAACTCTGAACTTTCAACGTAATCGTTGAAGTCTTCTGGATGATGCTGTCTTAAATAATCTACGAAACTCTTACGTAGTGTTTCGAAGTTGTAACTTTGGAAGTCTGCTTGATTATATGTCTTGTATAAAGAACGCCAATCTTCTATTCCAAATATGCTGGTTTGTCGTGAACTAGTTGCCATAATAACGTATTAATTAACTTTACGTTATTTATGCTGTTAATAAACTGCGTATATTATGATGCGAATTTTGCCGAGTTTGTGTTTTGGTCAAATATTAAATTAATAACTTCTAAGTCTACACTAGGAAGAATACGCACATTCATTTCAATCAGAATGTTATGGTCTTTAGCAAACACATTAATTTCTTCTGCTTGTATTCTTGGGTCAGCATCGATTAGTCGTTGTATCTCTGCTTTAATCTTACGAACAACATCATTTGTGTTTGGGTCAAACACATAACTCCATATATTTGTTCCAACTTCGGGACGACCAGGCATCTCGCCTTCGCGAATCATAATTGAATTAAGTAAGTCACGCTTTACTAACTCGCTGTCAGTTAAGGTAAATTTTTTAACTTGGTTTATTGTATTGTATCCAATGTATGTTGTCATGAGTATTTAGGTGGCTCCACTTTTAAATTATTAATTAAAGTAATTACTTGTGTATTTAATGTACTTCTGTCAATTGGACTTGTTAGCCCAGGTGCGGGTTCGTTATGTAAACTATACGGCTCGTGCGTTGGTGCTCTTGTAACAATAGAACTAAGTGTTGGAGTTGCTTCCGCTACCCAACCGGTATCTTTCAATTCGTTGTCAGTGAACTTATTAGTTATGATACTTGTGGTTTTTGTACTTGCGCCTGACTTATTTAAATCAATTCTTGCACCTCCGATATCAACATTAGCAGTTGATTCTAAATTAACATTGCCAACAGAGTTTATATCAGTGCCTGTGCCACTTTGAATGTTTAGTTTCTTTCCAGCATGGATATTAATATCTTCGTCTGCGTGTAAGTTAATTGTACCTTGCGTTCTTACGTTTACACTATTGGAACTGTAGACATCCACTGTTCCCGATTTTCCAAACTCTAACCAACTTTGTCCAT